TTGGGCGCCAAGTGGTTCGAAGGCTGCAGTAAGTCAGCTGGACGTATTCCCCTTTCGGGTATTGTATTAGTCGCCCACTCGGCATAGATAAGATGTGATTATGCGCAATGAATGTTTAATGGCAATAAACAAACAAGGTTACTAAATTTCACGCATAAAAAAACCGCTATGCTATCGGGAGCGGACTAACCGCTTACTGCTAATAAGGCTTCGACACCTTGAGCAGATAACTATCTGCTTGATAAAAATAATAATGAAAAATCCCCTTGGGTGTCAAGGGGTATTATCCATAATCCAGCTGCTTTAACTAATTCTTTCAATCCATTAATTTCATTTTTGGTGAAAGAATACTCGTTATTACAAATCTTGATGTCAATCTGATTTGCGTTTGCCAGTTGTTTAAGTTGGGCATTCGTAGGACGATAAATATTTAACTGTAAATAGAAGTCACGCGCCGCTGTTAACCCAGAATTATACGGTTTTAAATTGAATTTTTTACCATCAACTAACCAGTGGGTTTCATCGCATTTTACAGGAGAACGCCCTTTTTTAGTGATAAGTAACTCGTTATATTGTTTCTTGTTCTTTATAACAGAGAATTTCTCGGGGACTATAGTTTGGGTATATTGACTACTTACAATTCCAGATACCTGCCACTTTATTTCACGTTCACCAGTGAATTTATCTGTCTCATCCGTAATTTTACCCTTTAAAGCTAATTCGTCTTGCTTTGCCCATTTTTCACTTAGACTTTCTTTCTTTTGTTGTGGTACGGCGCACCCAGACAAAAACGCGACCATAACGCCAATCAATAATAGTTTTTTCATTTTGATGTTCCTCTCGGTTTAATTGATTTACTAATTCTACGAAACACAAAACATTTATTTAAGTTTTTAATCAAAGTTTTTTCTAATTTTGTGACCTACATCTCAAATTCAGGATGCCCTATCAAATTATCAAATAAAAAATCTATATAAGTCTAATTTAGATCTATATAGATTTATTTATCCCAAAAACATGAATTTAATCTTCGCCCCAGTAAATGCACCTTTTAGGAATCTTACACCCTTAGCACGCTCACGATACATATGCGCAGGGGAAATATGGAGTGCGGTACAAATATCTCGTTCATTTGCTTGCTGAACGTATAACGCCATTAAGATTTGATATTGTAGCAAGCTATCCTCGTGAAGATTCATAATCTGTTCCTCAATTTTTAAGCACTCGTCATCGGTCAAGAACTTGATATAAGCCTTCCTTGCTGTCGGCAGCACAGGGATTGAAATTGTTGTGCTTGGATATTCGGTTCCAATTCTGTCACGCCCCCAGCAATTACCCCATTTTTCTAAGATACGCTCAACGCTATAAGTCATTTACCACCTCACTAATCGACACTAAAACCTTTCCACCCTTGACTACACATTTGCGCACAATTCTCAAATCATCAATAACACTATCGTCCACCAACACGCCCGCTTTCACTAACGCATCTAATAATGATTTAAAAAGATTATCCAAATCACGCATTCTTCTATCTGGCATAAATGCTTCCACCACCACTGCTGCACGAATACCCACTGGAAATCTTGTTGAGCGTCTTGTCATCCACGCTACCTGTGTTGCATAAGCGCGTCCTTTCGCGCTAATTAACGTTTTCCCATTTACTCTGCGCCAATAAGTATTAACCGAAGGTGGAAATGGTAATTCAAGTGTTATCGTTGTCATAGAAATCTCACTTTAAAAAAGACCGCACTTTTTGAACTGTCATCTTTTAGTTGATAGTTCAGTTATCAAGGAATACTTGAATACTGAATCAATCTATCACTAAGGCACCAATCTTGAGTGCTTTTAAAAAGAAATCGTGCCATAGCTCCACTTGTGAGCCATATTTATCTTCAAATGCTTTTACGTTTTGATGTAATTCATTGTGATGAATTCGGCAAAGCGGAATACAATCCAAATCATCGGCTTTACTTCCCATCACACCATTACCATGGCCAATTAAATGATGTGGATCATCTGCTTGTTTACCACAGCACACACAAGGCTGAGTTTTTACCCAACGTAACCA